AAGACGTGAACCAACACGGATCTTATCCAATTCCATAGTATTTCCACGCATCGTTACCTTGCGACCATCGTTAGCTAGAACCATCTGATCAAAGATGTATTCGATAAACTGTGTAGATTGTGTTGGGTTAAGAACACCACCTGCGTCACCAGAGTTTCCCTGGGCTGTCATAGCACCAGGAGATGTTAGTGGAGAAAGAACTGTACCGCTTGTTGCGGCTTTTTCTAAAATATCACTCATTTTTATTTTTCACCTGCCTTTTATTTTCTAATTTAAGTATTGCGAGGAACTGAGGAAGCGTCCCCCCCATACAGAATCTGACTTCTGTATAGTTGTTTCTGTGGAACTCTCAAGTTCCCCAGATTTCTTTACAGCGGTATCGTTTTCTACAGATTCCAATCTTCCATTAATTGTTTGTACTGCATTTACGATATCCGCCAAACCTTTGTTGATCTCTTCTAAACGAGAATCATTTTCTACAAGCTTATCGGTTAAAGCTTTTGTTACTTCTGCAACAGTGTTTACAACACCGTTAACTGCAGCTGCATTTGTTTCGCCACTCTTTGTAAGAGCCTCGCCAACAAAATTTTTGATTTCACTAAGAGTCTTTTCAAGGTCAGTCGCCTCACCATTATCGGTGGAAGCGTCATCTGCAGATCCCTCTGTATCTACGGATGTTTCGACTGTATCTTCTGTTACTTCAACTTCATCAGACTTTGCAATCTCTTCTTCTGCTGGAGCTTCTTCGGCTTCAACAATTTCATCAACTACAACTTCTTCTGCTACTTCTACAATTTCTTCAACTGTAGCGTCTTCTGCAACTTCGTTATTTTCAGTCATATCAACACCTCCTTCATTTATTTGGGTGGCAACTAACTCTACGTCATTTGCCTCATTCACTACTGTGTTAGGTAGAGAAACTTCTGTTTGTACGCCAATAGACTTAAGGACTTTAACTGTCCAAGATCTAAGTGTACTCATTCTATGTCCTACAACTGTTTCAGACGGCTTCCAAGAGTCTCCATTTTTTTGATAAACTCTGATAGTCACCGCTGGGTCTTCTGGTGTTCCTGTAATTGTAACACTAGAATTTGGTACTTTAATTTTACCATTAGTTACTACTCTTGTTACTTTACCTCTTGCGGTACCACCTGACGAGTTCCACTGAACAAAATCTCCAGAAGAAAATGAGTCTTTGTGCATTTCATTTCTTCTATTATCTGTACGCTCATCTTCGTCATCTTGTCCATTATGAACGGACTTTTCTTCAGTTTGAATGTTTGAAAATCTTCTATTTTGCTTTGGGTACTTCTTTGGAGTATCTTCACTTGTAATAGTTCCAGGATTATCTGCCTTATGTAATTCAACTACTTTTGACATTGCTTCTTCAACATTTGCTTTTGTAATTTCGTCAATCCACCCAATAGATGGAAGATCAGAACTGCATGAGGAGCATGAATATTTTTCTTCATTTGAAAGGTAAGCCATCTCTTCTTGTTCACACCAGAATACATTTTGGATATTGGACTTGGAAAACATTCCGTCAACAACATCACCATCGATTGTTTTCTGAATAGAAAAGATATTGGCAAACTGATTAGCAGGTGAATCAACAAGTGATAGTTCTACTAAATCATATTCTTTAATGATACGAACTGTATTGTTTGTTTCTTCATCTAATTCAGTATCTGTTTCTTTAATTGCACCGCCGATTGAAAAACCAGTGAGTGTACCATCAAGAACCATCTCCCAGATGTCTTGAGCACCCTTAGAAACATAGGTATCTACAAATACTCCCGTATATTGTTTCTTTGTTTCTGGGTCGAAAAAAGTGTCTGATCTAAAAGAAACAACCTTTCCTGCTGGAATAGGTTGGTGCATCAATCTTACATTACCACGAAAGTTTGCAAAAGCTTTTTCTGATGCTTCTGGAAGCACTCTATCGCCTTGTTTGTCAATATTATCAAGTGTTGCAAAGCCAGAAACAATACGCTTTTCTTCATCAATCTTAGAAATAGGCATCGTCAAGTTGACGCTGTTACCATTCATAGAAAGCGATGCTTTTTGTAAATTAATCATAACACTTTAATTATACAGTGTTTTTCTTGTTACGGTTGTTGTCTGCCTTCGCCTTGTGCATTTCTTGCACCAGTTTGACCTTCATCTGCTAGATTATTTTGACGCTGTTGGTCTCTTAACCTATTTCCAGATGCTTGTGCAGTTTGCTCTGCAGCCTGTTGTCCTGTTAGTTTAACTGGCTCATCTCCCCCAGGAATACCAGACATTCCCATTCTAGACCTAACTTCATTAGGAAGAATTACCTGCATTCTTAGGTAACGCTCGTCAATCTTGGACTGAGTATCTTCATCTGTAAGAGTAAGCTCATTAAAGTTAAACTTAAACATATCTGTCTTTTCAGAGATAATTGCAGTAATTCTTTTTTCTAGAGCATCTTGTGCTGGACGAGTAACTTGCTCCTTAAAGCTTTTGTCTGCTTCTTTAGCAGCAGCAAGGGAAAGACCCTCACCTGCACCAACTTTTGTCATTGGAACACGGTGTGCCATAAGGATTTCTTGAAGATTAGACTTGCGGTACTTATCAAATGATCCGTCTTGAATACCATTTTCAACGGCTTCCATCTTAACTTCAACCTTAGAACCTGCTTCATCTCCAGGAAGTGGAACAATAAGTGTCCTATGAGATTGACCACGAAGGTTATTCTGGAAGAACTCAAATAGTTTTGATTCAGCATCTCTGGAAAGCTTTGCTCCTTTAATCCAGAAAATATAGCGTGGTGTTGCTTTGTTTTCAAAGTATTCTAAGTTAAACTTTGAAGCAAACTCATTACCTGCCATAGCGTTCTTTGCAGGAACAATAGCTGGAACACCGTAATAATTGTTTGTTGGTGTGTAGTCAGCAAAGTGAATAATTTCATTTGGTCGTGGGTCTACGCCAATAGGAGCTGCCGATTGATCCTCATCGTGAAAGTTTTTAAAGAATGTAAACTTACCGCCAACAAGTTGGACAAAGCCATCACGAAGTCTGCGAACACGCATTGTTGCAGCAGGAATATGACCAATATATCCAATCTCACCAGTTGTTTTTCTACCAATTTCTAAATAACCATTTCCAGTTGTTGCATAATCAAGATAAACTTTTGTTAAAGTTTCTGTAAAGGTTTCGTTATCATTTCTAGTATCTAGCCACTCTAAAACATCTGCCTTTGCACGTTCCAGTTTTTTTCTAGATCTATTTAGTTTGTCTGGATTATCTGACAGGTCTTCTAGCATCTGCTTAACCTTAAGTGATGGAATTAAGTCATAGCCCAAACCAACAATGTTTGTTACTTTTGCATTAATTGCAGCATAGTTGGCAGCCGAAACCTCATAGGTTTTACCAAGTGCAATAAGATTATATGGTGGTTCTACTACATCAAAAAGACCATAACCATATTGAAGGAAAACAAGTTGCTTTGATTCTGCATCATCACCGCTAATTCCATTAACTGGTGTTGCATAAGTTGTAGATGAAATACCAATCTGTGCAGCTTTTTCAAGTTTTCTTTTAGTATTACGCTTAAAGTTTTGATTAATTCCACGATACTTTAAAAGCTCTGGTGATGCTAGGCTAAACTCATCAACGGTTACAATCTCTGCACTCTTCTGCAAACTATCAATAGCAATGTCTCTTCCCCAAATAGTATGACTTTGGGGTACTTCGTTATCTTCCACTCTTTCGCTCATTTGCAAAAATTTCCTTCCAGTTGTCGGTATCTCCGTAAGGGGTGTAGCCCTCAGCCATTCTGTCAATATCTTCTCTTGCCTGAGTATCACTAACTCTGCCAACTCCAGGCATAAACTTTGCTACACCATCTGGTTTACCCCAATATGCTGCTGCTTTTGAAAGAGAGCTCATTTTTCTAATATCATGTTTCATTGCAGGAACATTGAGGGTGTTACCATCATCATCCTTAAATGGCTCTCCATTTGGTAAGACCCAAACATAAATTCCATATTCTGCGGTGGACTCAACCGCTTCTACACCTTTTTTAGTATTATTCATACCACTATGATACCATTTTTACTCTTCTGTTGTAAATACAGTATTTTGATTTGGAGCATTTTTAGATCTAATTTTTAATCTAAATAAGTTATTCACACTAGTAATATCGCTAAAAGATGATCCATCATATTTATATTTATAGGTTGCACTTCCTAAATTACCTATATATGTTTTTCCAGAAACAAGAGCTTCTTTCACTAAAGTAATATATCCTGGAAAATTTTCAACTGCTGTTTCTACATTATATAGCGTAGAAACGGTATATTTATATTTTTTAGAAGCAGTATTTATAAGTAAGGTATCCCCAATAGAAAGCTTTGTGCTATTAACTATTGCCTTTTGCTTTTCACCTTCATTAAATGTTTTATAATAATTTGTGAAAAAAAGAAGATCTGTTGGAAGTGCAGAAATTGCAGAAGCTAAAGTAAGAGTAGTTGTACTATTGTTATTATATACAGCATTTGTAACTAATATATTCCAAGTTGTTTCTACACCACCGCTTGTTCTCTTTTTTATAAACTTTGTTTGATTTGCAACAAATCTATTTGAATTTCCTGCAACCTGTATTGTTGAAACAGTAGAATAAGTTGCTGTTGAAACTGCAGGAAAAGAATCTGCTCCAAGGTTATAATCTTGCTTTCCTTCTATTGGAACAGTTACTGTAGAGCTTCCGTCAATATAAGGTAACATCTTATTTGCTGTATCTGTTATTATATGAGTTACTTCTTCTGCTTCAAAATCTGACAAATATACCTTATTTTGATAGGTACTTGATGCATCTGAAATACTTAATGTTGTTGTTGACTCTTTTGAATAAGAAGGGACACCAACAGTAAGATCATATAAATTTTTAATAAAATCAAGATAGGAGTTAGATACATAAGGACTTGAAAACAATATAAGTTGGTCAATTCTGGCAGATGTTGCCTGAGCCGTTCCGCTGTTTCCCAAGGTTATTAGTGGGCTTAAAATAGAATCGGTATAGATGATAGTAACCTGCTGCCACTGATCTAAAAGAATAGATGATGCTTGAGTAGAAGAACCATTAATATATACAGAAGCATTTAATCCTTTAGTTATTGTACCTGTGCTTCCAACGCTAAATATATTATTTTGAACATCTGTATCTAGTATTTTATATGTGCCATTTGTCTGACCAGAATCAAAATAAAGCATAAAGGATATAGATTTAATTCCATTTCCCTCTAAAGATGATCTATTGTGAGTAATGGTTGTATGGTTATTTTTAAGGCTTAATCCACTGTAAAATCCATTATATAAAATAGGAGTTTCAAGAATGTCTGGGATATTTACAGTTTTTGACTCCCCAGTCAAATATATCTTTGCTGCATTACCTCCAGGCGAAGCATTACATAGAATATAATAAGTTAATCCAGAATCATCTGTTTGAAGCTCATAGGAAAATAATCTTAAAAAGTTTAAAGTTGCTGGTTTTCTAACTAAATCATCGGTTGATAGTGTTACCTTAAAGCTTATAATATCTACTGGGTTTGTAATTAAACTTTCTTCTTGAACTGTATATTGATTTAACCAATCTCCAGAAATAATTGAACGATCTGTATAGGCTGTTGCAGATAACTTTGGGGTACCTGCAGAACTATTAGAATAGGGGGTATTTGAAATAGTTAAAGCAAAAGAAGTTGATCCTAATGGATGACCAATATCAATTCTATTTGCACCAGTTTTATTAGTTAAAATAGGACACAATGCTTGTTGAGGAATATCTATAGTTGCCGTTCCAGTAGAAGAAATTGTGAATCTTTTTTGGTATTGATTTGGAGATAAAGTATATCTATTTGTTAAAGAGCCAACTGCTGTTCCAGATAGTAATGTTGAAATATCTGAAAACAAAAGAGACCTAACTTCTTTTAACTTTCCAGTAAATTCAAAATG